ATATCCACATTTAATTATGCAATATAATATTTCACCAGAGACTTTAGTTGCTGATAAAAAAGTAAAAGATATAACTGTAGATAAAATGTTAAATAAGGAGGTAGACACTTCAATACTAAAAGATGCAACACTAACACCAAATGGTGCTTTGTTTAAAACTACTCAAAAAGGTTTCTTACCTGAACTCATGCAAAAGATGTATGATGAGAGAGTGAAGTTTAAGCAACTTCTGTTGGAGGCAAAGAAAGATTATGAAAGAACTAAAGACCCCAAACTTAAAAAAACAATATCAAAATTTAATAACATCCAAATGGCTAAAAAGATTTCTCTCAATAGTGCATATGGTGCTATTGGTAATAATTGGTTTAGGTATTATAATATTTTGGTCGCTGAAGCTATTACTACAAGCGGTCAATTTGCTATTAGATATATTGAACATTCTCTTAATGGGTATCTTAATAAAATACTTGGAACAAAAGAAGAAGATTATATTATTGCATCAGATACAGATTCGGTGTATATATGCTTTGACAAACTTGTTAGCAAAGTATTCAAAGGAAACGAAGATAAAGAAAAAATCGTGGACTTCTTGGATAAGGTTGCTACAGATAAGATTGAACCTTTTATTGACAAGTCATATCAAGAACTTGCTAAATATGTAAATGCATATGAACAAAAAATGCAGATGAAAAGAGAGGTAATTGCTGATAAAGCTATTTGGGTTGCGAAGAAAAGATATATTTTAAACTCACATGATATTGAGGGTGTTAGATACAAAGAACCTAAGTTAAAAATTATGGGTGTTGAAGCTGTTAAGTCATCAACCCCTGCTGCATGTAGAGAAAAAATTAAAGATGCATTAAAAATTATAATGAACGAAGATTCTAAAGTGCTAAATAGTTTTATACAAGATTTTAGAAAAGATTTTATGAATCTAAAACCAGAAATGGTTGCGTACCCACGCTCTGTAAATGGATTAAACAAGTGGACTGAATCACATAATCTATTTAAGAAAGGAGCACCTATACATTGTAAAGGTGCAATATTGTATAATCATCTTGTTAAGGATAGAAAACTACAAGGAAAATATCCTTACATACAAGAAGGTGATAAGATTAAATTTTTACATATGAAAACACCAAACACATATCAATCAACATCAATATCATTTATGACTAAGTTACCAGAGGAACTAAAGTTACATGATTTTATTGATTACGAAATGCAGTTTGAAAAATCTTTTGTAGAACCACTAAAGTTTATAACTGATATTATTCGTTGGCAAATAGATGGTAGTTATGGAACACAGGCAACACTAGAGGACTTTTTCTAATGGGTATCGGTAGTATGATTGTTGCTTGTTTAGTAGGACTATTTCTAGTTGCTATATTGTGGGTATTTTTTAATGAGTAAAGGAAGTGGGAGAAGACCTATGAATATTGATAAAAATCAATTTGATAATAATTGGGATGCTGTATTTAATGGTAAACCAAATGAAAAAATGTTTGACCACATGATGATAGATAAAATTCTGGTAAGTGAGGTAGAAAAATTAGTACCAGATAATGAAGTTGCAGTATTATTATCTGGTGGTGTTGATTCAATATCTGTTGCATTTGCAGCAGAGAGACTTGGAAAAAAAATAACAGCATATAGTTTTAGATTAGATAATCATGAATCTTATGATTATAATAAAGCAAAAGATATTGCACAAATGAGAGATTGGAAATTTATAGGTATTACCATAAACACTAGTCAGTTAGTAAATGACTTTCATGGGTTAGTACAATTAGGATGTAAAAAGAAAACACAATTTGAATGCACATATCCTTTTTTACATATCTACCCAGAGATAAAACAACAGTATGTTTTATCTGGTTGGGCTGCTGATGGTTATTATGGATTAAGTAAAAAAGCTATGATACATTATAGGGGTGATAACTTTAATGAGTTTAGAGATGATTATTTTAAAAAAGAAAATAGAGCTGGTTACATATATCATAAAAAAGTTTCAAGACTATTTGGTAAATCACTTGTAACACCATATTTAAATGAATCAGTAAAGAAATTTTTTTACAAATACAATCATCAAGAATTAAATAAACCATTTCAAAAACATCATGTCAGAAATGCATTTTATGAATTTAATGAGATAGAAAAAGTAGATAATCATTTAAACTTACAAATAGGAAGTGGTATAACAAAGCTGTTTGGTAAGTTGCTAAATAATAAAGATATTAATTTTAAAAATAGAACAAGAATGTTAGATGTGTATAGAGATTGGCATGAGCTAAATAATACATCAACTCTAGATGATTTTATATGAAATATAAACCATACAATTTAAAAGATGTTGTAAAGGCATCAGAACAAAATAAATTTACAGTAGTATCTACTTTTGCTGGTGGTGGCGGTAGTTCCACAGGTTATAGACTTGCTGGTGGTAAAATATTATGTGTTAATGAATTTGTAAAAGAAGCTATAAACACATACAAAGAAAATTACCCAGACACACCTGTAATGCCAGATGATATAAAAAAACTTACTGCAGAAAACTTTAGTAAATATGGTGATATAGATATTTTTGATGGTTCACCACCATGTTCTGCTTTTTCTGTATCAGGTGCAATGGTACAAGGTAGTCACTCTAAAGGTTGGGGTCAAACTAAAAATTATTCTGATGGTAAGAAGATAGAAAATATAGAGGATTTATTTTTTGAGTTTTTAAGAATTGCAAAAGATTTAAGACCTAAGGTTATCGTTGCAGAAAATGTAAAAGGATTAACTGTAGGTGAGGCAAAAAAATATTATTATAAGATTACAAATACATTTGAAGAAATAGGATATGATGTATCATCTAAAGTTTTAAATTCTGTTCACTATGGTGTTCCACAAACTAGACAAAGAACTATCTTTATAGCAGTCCGTGAGGATGTTACAGAGGCCGTAGGATTAACATTTATGAATATTCAAAGTTTATTCCCAGATGAAAGTAAAGATGTTATTACATTAGAAGATTGTTTGAGTGATATAGAAATAGATAGAAAAGAAGCAGATACACTTATAGAAAAATTTAAAACAACATCACATTACGAAACATGGTTAAAAATGCCAGATGACCCAAACAAGGTTGAAACAGGATGTGATTATCATCCTAAAGGTCATCACTTTAATATGAAAAAAACATCTAGACATAAACCTGCTCCAACAATTACAGCAACAGGTGGAGCAATGCATTGGCATGAACCTAGAGGATTTACTGTAAAAGAAATTAAAAGAATGATGTCATTACCTGATGACTTTAAACTTACAGGTAGTTATAAACAACAAGCAGAAAGATGTGGTAGAATGGTACCACCACTTATGATGAAAGCAATAGCTGAATCAATTTATGAAAAAGTTTTAAAACCATACTACGATAAAAATCCTAGAGAGATTGGTGGTAGAAAAGATGGTTTAGAACCAACTCGTTATAGTGATTGGGAAATGAAAGGAAGGTGTATAGATTTTTAATATGAAATATCAAGCTTATAATTTACAAGATGTTAAAGATGCGTCAGCGCAAAATAAGTTTACTGTAATATCTACATTCGCAGGTGGTGGTGGTTCTTCTACAGGTTATCGTTTGGCAGGTGGTAATATATTATGTGTAAATGAATTTGTTGAACAAGCAAGAATTACTTACAAAGAAAATTACCCAGATACAATTATTATGCCTGATGATATAAAACAACTTACAGGTAAAGACTTTTTAGAAACTGCTGGAATACAAAAAGGTGAACTAGATATATTAGATGGTTCTCCACCATGTTCTGCTTTTTCAATGTGTGGCACATTAGGAAAATCTGGTTCAAAACATTCTGATGGTTGGGGTAAAACTAAAAAGTATTCAGATAATAAAGTAGTAGAAAATATAGAGGATTTATTTTTTGAGTATCTTAGAGTTGCAGAAGAAATAAAACCAAAAGTTATTATAGGTGAAAATGTTGCAGGTCTTCTCGCAGGCGAAGCAAAATTGAAACTAAATGAAATTGTAAACACATTTGAAAAAATAGGATATGATGTATCATATAAAATTTTAGATGCATCTCATT